CCCATCCTTGTCCTTCACGACGCCGGCGGCGTCGGCACGGATAAGGTCGGCGCGGCTCATCATGATGACGCCACGCCCGACGTAGGAGTCGTCGAGCTCCTGCTCAACGATAGCGATAGCCCCCTGGACGGAACCGCCGGCAGCGAGGGCCGTGCCGCCCGCAGACCAGGTGGCAAGCGCTTCCTCAAGGGCGCGATCCTTGCCCTCGTCCAGAATGCGCGTGGCGCGCGCCAGCTCGTCCGGGTCGGGGGATGTCGTGCACGCGACGGCTGCGTAGAGCGGGAAGGGGGCCCCGATCGCATCCTCGAGGGTGATACCCGAAGATACCTTTTCCGACGGCTCCTCTTCGCCGACGTAGCACAGGTGCTCGCTGACCTGCGGGAAGCTGCACCCCTGCGTCTGGTAGACCGCATTTTCGGCGGCTCCCAGACGCTCGTTTGTGCGGAACGTCGCAATGGCGGCGATCCCGCCCAGGCGGCGCTGACGCGGCGGAGCCTGGATCTCGATCGTCGGTCCTGCCATGGTGCCCACCTCCTCTCGAAGTCTGGCATCCCCCGGGCCGCAGGGCTAGCGGCCCGGGGGATCAGATCAGGCGACGACAGGGATGGAGACACCCTCGCCGGCACCGACGGCCGGGAAGCCGGTCTCGCCGTTGAGGTTGGGCAGACCAACGGTCATCTTGATGCCGCTGCCGCCCGTGTTCGCGACGTTGAAGCCCTCTTCGAAGAACGCAGCCATGAACTGGTTCTGGGTGAGGTCGTCGACGTCGTAGACCGTGTCCAGATCGATGACATCCAGGCCCAGCCGGACGAACGAGCCGGCGGGGTAGAGCATGAACTCCAGCTCGTCAGGGAACGCCGTCCAGGCCGCCGTGCCGCCAGGGTTGGTGACCGCGGTGGCGTTGAGGTTCTGGTAGTCGTAGACGTACTGCGCGAGCACGCCACGGTCCCGGTACCAGCCGTCGATCATCGAGTCCGGGATCGAGATCATGTCGACGCCGGCGCGGCGCGACAGGTCGGCCCGGATCGCCGCCCGCGTCCACAGGGGGAACACGCCCTCGACGGTCGCGTTCGGCGACATCGAGTAGAGGTAGCGCAGGTGCAGGACCGACAGCTCGATGGCCTGCAGAACGTCTGCAGCCGTCGACCCGATCTGAGTGAACGCGGTCGCGGTGCCGATCGTCGAGGAGATCCGACCGATCGTGAGCGCGTTGATGCGACGCTGGTGGACGATCAGCGCGAGGCCCAGGTAGCGACGGATCAGCTCGGGGTAGGCGGCGTTGGTCAGCAGGCCGGCGCGCAGCGCGTAGCCGACCGCGTCCAGGCGAACCTCGTCCCAGTCGGGGCACTCGATGTCGAACACCGGCTTCACGTCGCCAGCCTCGGCCTCGGCCTCCGTCTGAACAAAGCCGAGGTTGGCCTCGACGAGCAGGTCGCCGAGCTGGGGCCCCTTGGTGTGCGAGATGCCGCCACGACGGGCGATCAGTTCGGGGATCGAGAGCATGCCCTCGGTGGACTCGAGCTCCAGGAAGCCCCAGAGCTGCTCCGACGGAGCGCACCAGCTGCCCGATGCGAGCAGGGACTGGCCACCCAGGCGACGCTCATTCGCCGCGGCCTTGATCATGTCGTACTGGCGCTCAGCCGACATGTCCTCGGTGATCGTGAATTCGGTCTCCGGCTTGTTCAGCTTGGCGACCGAGAAGCGCTGAGCGGCGCTGGACAGGGTGTGCTGCTTGCGCGCCGAGCGGGTAAGCGAGCGGCGGCCGGAACGGGAGCCGCGACCACCGTTCGCGAAAGACTTCGCGCGGCCCGCGTACGCCTTGGCAAGCTCCCCGAAGTCGGCGATCGCCGCGCCGGACTGGAAGCCGGGCACGTTGGCTGCGGCCACAATGGAGAGCGAGCGGCCGCGAAGCGCCGCGGCCTCGTCGCCGGCGGCGGGCGGCGTCGGCTCAGGGGCGTTCTTCGCAGCCTTCGACGCGAAGGACTTGCTCGCGCCGGCGACCACAGCCGTGGGCTCCTCGGCGGCCACGGGGGCCGGCTCAGCGGGCTCAGCGGGCTCAGGTGCGGGCTCTTCGACAACGGCAAACGAGGCCAGCTGCTCGCGAGCCGCGGCGAAGGCCTCCGCCTTGCCGGCCAGCTCGGCCTTGCGCTCGCTCAGCGCGCTGACGTGACCCATGAGGTCGACGAAGTCGGTGGACTGCTCGTCCGTGATCTCCTCCTGGGGGATCGCGTTGAGCTCCTGCGCCTCGGAGAGCGCAGCGGCGTGCAGTTCGGAAACGTTCTCGAGGGACAGTCCTTCGAGCGTCTCGGGCATCTGGAACTTCATGATGTCACTCCCTGGTAGGCGTGAATAGGTGGATTCGACTGGGCCGCAAGGCCTGGGATCTACACCCGACTACGTCGGAAGTGAGGAACTGCTTCTGCCGGGAAGGTTCTCACACCATCCGACCAGCTGTCAACTCAACTCGCCGGGCGGAATGAGCACGGCGCCCGGGGTAGCACCGGCCTTCTTCCGCGCAGCACCCTCGGTGAAGAAGGTCTTCGTGGCCCCGCCGGGCATCTGAACCTTCCACATCGCGGTCTGATTCTTCTTGCAGCTGCAGGTCATGACGACATCCGCATCTCCTGCTGCAACCGCTCTCGAGCGTTCGCAATCAGGTGGGCAGACAGTGCTCGTCGAGCTGGAATCATCCGGTCGACGATTTCAGACCGCTTCTGGGACGACATATAGCCCTCGACAGCGGAGATCGCCGCCGCTGCCGCGATCTCCTCGACCGTCTTCGGGTTCAATGTCGGCTCAGCTGCTGCCGATGCTGCAAGCGAGGCGACCTCGGCGTCGACAATCCCTTCGCCGATGATCGAGACGACCCCCATTCCGGCGGAGGCGGCGAGTGAGGCGTCGGCGACGGGAAAGCCGGCCGAGTTCACGACGAGCGCGGCCACCAGCTCGTAGCTGTTGCCGATGCGACGCCAGTCACCCGAGAGGCGGCCCGATGCGGCGAGCGCGAAACGCTTCTCATCCGTCACGTTTGGACGGATGCGGCCGGAGAACCAGATGCCGAAGTTATCCTCGCCGCAGGCCACATCGGCGACGACGAGCCCCGTGTTGTCGTAGTGTGCGACCGCATGTGATGGCGAGTCGTGGGGCCCAGCGTGCCCTGTGTCCATGGTGATCGAGCCGACAGCGATCGGCCCCTCGGATGTCATCACCGTGCCGGTGCGGAAGTGGGCGTAGTTCGTGCGCGAGCGCGGCGCGAGGGTGCACCGACCGGGGCCCTCGGGTTCGCCGACGTGGCAGGAGCGCCATGTCGCGATGTGCCCGTAGATGCGATCGCCGTCCACGATGACGCCAGTTCCGCGCGTGAGCTGCGGGTTCTGGAAAAGCTTGGCGTCGATCGGCTCGAGCGCGGCAGTGATCGAGAAGAGGGGGGCGGCGCTGGCCGCCAGCGAACTCTTGCCGCGATGCTGTCCCGGCCAGATGCCGAGGGCCTCTTTGTGCATGTTGGCACAGAGCCCCGCCAACCACTCAGGGTTCTGGACGTACTTCGCTAGCTGGCGACGGCAGCGGTTGAAATCGCCCGGCGCCCCCCAGCGGATCTTGGCGGCACCCTTGCCTCGGACCCAGTAGTTTCTGATACGCCGAGTGGGAATGGGGTGGGTAATCCAGCCGGGCCCATCCTTCGTGCTAGGGGCAAATTCCGCCGAGGCGACCAACTCATCCGCCTCATCACCCAAGCACCCGCAGTCAGCGAGCGCAGCAGCACTCGCCTCCAACTGCTCGGCCGTCATCTCATCGTCGAAATCGTGACCGAGGCCGATGTAGGCCTCCTGATATGCCCCAGTGGGGACCATGTCGAAGCGTCGAACGCGCGCACTGCTGAACCAGGTAACTTCGGTCTCGCCGTTGCCGACCATGACGTCGAGAAGCTGCTCGACGTCCATGCCGGCACCGACGTCGCCACCGGCAGCCATGTCGGCTTCGATGCGCTGGCGCATCTGCTCGCGCTTACCCTCGACATCGACGGTCACGTCGTCGACCACAACTGAGACGCCGGTGTACGAGCCGTCCACGATTGATTCGATCGCCTGAGCAGCGTACTCCTTGGTCGTGAGGATGACGCCACGCCAGCGAATCTCGTTGTGGGTGTCGAATTCCTTGCGGAAGAACTCGTCGATTCGACCGACGATCGCTACGCGCGAGTTGCTGCTGCCGTGACCGTGCTCGAACTCGTATCCGAGCGGCTGCGGCAGCTCGCCGATGGTGAGGCCACCCTGGCGGAAGCCGCGGCCGTCACCCGTGGGGCGGCCCTCGATGGTCGCGATGCCGTGAACGGGGATCTCGGTGATCTCTTCTTCATCTTCGTCGAGGTCGTCGGTCGGCATCTCGTCATCTGGGGTGGTCTCAGCCTCCTCGACGACTGCAGCGAGGTCGATGACGCTCCACTCCGCAGAAAAGCCTTCACCGCTCAGGGCGCTGACATAGCTCTCGGCGTCTTCGCGGGTGTCAAACGGCCCAACGATACGATCGCCGCCGTCAGATCTATAGTCAAACTCGATCACGAACCGCTCGGGGGCAACTGATGCCTCGATCTTCTCGCTCATCTCACCCTCCATGGCGAAATCGTGGTGCTCGTCGCCGATCCAGACGGCGATCCTGTCGAATGTGACTGTTTCGCCAGCGTACTCCCCGTTCTGCGGCCTATCGGGGTAACCGAGCGTGACGTGCGAAGTCCAGTCGTCCAGGAATTTGTCGTGCTGGCCAGCCATATCGGCGACGTTTGAGGCAGATTCGAGCAGGCCAGCGCGCAACGCGACAAGAGACTCGGTTGGCTCAAGGAAAGCAACATCCGCCCCATCGTCGCCGAGCTTGCCGACCTCGCGAACAGGCACCACGACCGGGCCAGACAGCCTCCGTGCGTAATTATCGACCTCGGCCACGAGAGTTTCGCTGAGATCTGGCACGAAGTCCTGAAGGTCACCCAGAAACGCGAGCGTCATGTGCGCCGGCTCGCTCGAGGCTGTGGTGATCGGGTCCGAATCTGCCGGGACCAGGGCGACGATCACGCCCGTGTATGTCTCAGCCATGGTGAATTCCTCCTACGCAGCCCCGCTGTTACCGGGAATCAACTGCAGGGCAGCGGCTATGGTCTCTCGTGATGGTCGGCGCTGTGCGCGAATGAGCGCCCGGGTGTACATATCCAGCGTTCGCTCGAGCACCACGGGGTCGATGCCGTAGTCGAAGTCACGAACACTCGCCCAGGCATCCTGCAGGATGTCGTCGATGTCTGCCGGGGCAATCTGCGCACCAAGATAAAGCCGGTTTGCCGGCACGGTCGGTGATTTCAGCTGCAGCTTGACCTTCAGTCGGTTTCCCGCCCGCTGCAGAGCCCGATCGACCAGCTGCTCGGCCACCAGGACGAGCGGATCAAGGGCAGTGGCGGCACGGGGCTCGCCCGGGCGTTGCGGAATCTCGCGAACAGGATGCTCCTGGAGGCTCGGCGTTGGCCTAGCTTCGGCCGGTGGCCGCGAATCGGTGATCTGCAGCTGCAGATCGACCCCGAGTTGGCGAAGGCCCGCCTCCACAATCTCCGGGGTTGTCGAACCTGACGCGACCTTGCGAAGCAGGGCGAGCTTGACGCCCTCCTTGTCCATCCGGTCGGCCTCATCGAAGCCGTTCTCGCGCAGCGTGGCCTCGTCGGAGAGGATCAGGCGATCGTTGAGCTCCAACGCTTCCTTCGAGCGGTTCGGCCGCAACCTCATCTTCGAGGTGTCGGCCATGATCTTGAACCGGCGAGGATCGTCAATGCCGGGCTCGCCCTTCAGGGCTGGCCACAGATAGCCGA